ACTGCACTGAAGTGTATGTATGAGAGTAAATATAATACTAATGATTCTATAGTTACGATAAGTGATGGTGGTGTGGAGATAACAAATAAGATTATTGGTGGGTTTGATTCATGGGTTTAGATTTTAATACACCACTAGAAAAATATTCTTTAAAGGATAGAGATGTTTATGTAAAGAGAGATGATTTACATAATGGTGATTTAGATTTACCACCTTGGGCTAAGATAGATGGGGTAAGACAATTAATGACAAGTGAAATTATAGATAAAAATAAACCACTCGTACATCTGGCAGTAAGGGGTTCTTATACTGGATGGGTTCTTGGACATTATGGTAAAGAATATGGATATGATATTAGAATTGCATATGGAGATTCAAAAAATTATCCAAGAGAGATGTTAGATAAAGTTGAATCGTATGGAGCTAAACTTGTACCATTGAGACCTAATATGATGAAGATACTTTATAATTCTATGAGTTCATTAGCTAGAGAAAAGAGTTGGCAAAAATTACCATATGCATTTGATTATCCAATCTATCACGATTATTGGTATGATAAAGTAAAGAAGTTTACAGAAACAAATGATTATGATAACTTGGTTATACTGGGTGGAAGTGGTGTTACTGCAATTGGTATGGTAAGAGCATTTCTTGATACTGATAATTTTATTATGAAGAAAAAGGTTTATGTTATATCATCATCAACCGTATCTTCAGTTACGAATAAATTAAAAGAGAATGAGGTGTATTATCCAAGCAATGTAATAGTGAAAGATACACCATATGATTTTTATGATGAGATGGATGATTATGAAACACCATTTCCTTGTAATGTAAATTGGGATAAAAAAGCATGGTGGTGGTTAGAACAGAACATAGAAAATATAAAAGGTAAAACTTTATTTTGGAATATAGGAGCATAAAATGTTACAAGCAAAACAAATAGAACAAAACTGGAACTCTTTGATACAAATTATCGAAGATAACTTTAGTGGTGAACGAAAAGAAAATCTTCTGAAGATGTATGAGCACTTCAAAGATAGAATGATGTTTGCACCAGCAAGTAGTAAAGAACATTTCCATAATGCATTTCCAGGTGGATATGTGGAACATGTATTAAATATAACAAATGCAGTAAAGAAAGTATATCAGACTTGGAAAGAGTGTGGTGCACATATAAACTTTACTGAAGAAGAAATGATGTTTGCTACAATACATCACGATTTAGGTAAGGTTGGTGATATAGATAAAGAGTATTATATACCTAATGAATCAGAATGGCATAGAAAAAATCAAGGTAAGATATATACTCATAATCCAGATTTACAATATATGAATGTTGCTGATAGATCAATGTGGCTATTACAACATTTTGGTATTAAGATAAATGAAAGTGAGTATCTTGGAATTAAATTGGCAGATGGTATGTATGATGAAGCCAATAAATCTTACTATATGTCTTTCAATCCAGATTTTGAATTACAATCAAATCTCCCACATATCATTCATCAGGCAGATATGATTGCATCAAAGACAGAAAGAGATAAGTGGAAATATCAAACTGAAGAAATAAAAGTTGATATTATCAAACCAACAAATAATATTAAAGAGCAAAAACAGGTGGACAATCTCAAATCTAAATTTGATGAATTGTTTGCTAGTTAGGAGATAAGTATGTGGTGGTGGATGTTTTTTAGTTTATTCCTTTTAACTAGTGTAGTATCATCTACATTATTATTTTTTTCGTTAAAAAGAATAAATCAATATGAAAATTTAATAACACAATTTCAACAAATAATATCCTTTTCAACTCAAAAAATGAAAGCTGTAGATTCAAAAGGACATTATGAATCTGATGACGAAACAGGTTTCTTTTTTAAACAATTAAAAGATTTACAATTATTATTAGATGGAATATTTGAACAGGAGAAAATAGATGGTGAAGAAAAAAGTTAAAGAAACAAAGTTAACCAAAGCTGGAAAACCAAGAAAAAAACCAGGTAGGAAACCTAAAAAAAATAGAAAAGTTTATTTTGGTATGGAAGTACAAGATGCTATTGTAAGATATAATGCATTAGATCAACAAACACAACAAAATAAAAGAAATAAAATTTATCAAGAAGAGATACATAAAGCATTTGATAAACTATCAGAGAATATAATTAATACATACAAGTTTACCTATTTTGATTATGGTTTTGAAGAAATTAAATGTGAAGTTGTTTCATTTATGGTGATGAATATGCATAAATATGACCACACAAAAGGTTCAAAGGCATTTAGTTATTTCTCTGTAGTTGCTAAAAATTATTTAATATTACATAATAATAATAATTATAAGAAATTAAAAAGTCACAATACAATAGATGTTTTGGATAGAGAAAAAAGAAATATTGGATCATATGATAAGTTAGATTTGAAAAACTTTACTGAAGAAGCTATAGAATATTTTGAAGCTAATCTACCAAGTATTTTCAAAAAACAAAGAGATTTAAATATAGCATATTCAATCATAGATTTGATGAAAAAAGTTGACGAAATTGAAAACTTTAATAAAAAATCTTTATATATCCTCATAAGAGAAATGACAGATGTCAATACATCACACATAACATCTGTTGTAAATGTACTAAAAAAATATTATAAAAAATTAGTAAATGAATATTATGAATACGGAACAATTAAAACTGACAAAAGTGGTTCATTTTTTTAAATAAAAACTAATTAATTTCACATAAAACCCATCTTATTCAGATGGGTTTTTTTATTTTAAAACAAAATTTACAAATTTTATATTTATATATGAATTAGTACATTTAATAGTAGGAGATAAAAATGTCAGGAAAAAATGAAATATTTAAAGGAAAAACCTTTCAAGACTTAACAAAAGATATTTATGAAACTACTCAAAAGAAAAAAGTACAAATAGATTTGTTGATTTCTGAAATTCATGGCTTTATTACTACAATTGATGATGTTGTAATGGTTGCCCCAATTATTAAAGAATATATGGATGTAGCAATTAAAAACGATGAACATCTTGTTAAATTAGCTGGAGTTCTTCAACGAATTATAAGTAAATCTCAAGGTGAAGGAGATGAAACAATGTTACTTTCAGATTCAGAAAAAGAAGAATTAATGGGAACATTACAAGATACAGTTTCAGATTTACAAAAAGAAAGTGATAGACTAACACATATAAAAGATAAAACTATAAATATAGGTGATAAATAATATGGCTTCAACATTTACAACTGTACCCGGTAATAGTATAAAAGGATTTCTTGGTAAAGAAATAGATGTTCCAATTTATTTACAATTTGTACCTGGTTATGTTGTGGAAGCAGTTCATTCATCTGAAAGTTTAAGATATGGTGGTGATAATACTATAAATTCTATAATAGCTTTACCTCACATATCTGATAAGGCTTATAAAAGAAGAAGTTCAGCAGGTGAAGAGTATAGATATTATCCTTTATTTAGATCAATAACAGATGTCCCATCAAAGGGTGATCCAGTTTTATTATGTACAATAGGAAATACAAGATATTATTTGGGACCATTAAACACACAAACTAATAATCCAACTTGGAATAATGATCCTTCATTTAAACCAGAACAATTAATTGGAAAAAATGTCGGTAATGTTACTATAAGAGGGCTTAAAGGAGAAAGTCCTAATTTTAACAAAGAAGAATTATATAAACGATTAATAAAAATAAGAAAAGAAGAATTAGATTATGGTAATGCAATAAGAGAAACTACGGGTGACACAATAATAGAAGGCAGACATGGAAATAGTATTAGAGTTGGTAGTAGAAGTAATAACCCATATATTTTTGTTTCCAATGAAAGAAACCCCCAAAATGATACAGAAAGTATAGTTGATGGTAGTTTAATAAGTATAACCTCTAATGGGACACTAGAACAACATTTTGGAGGATATGAAGATATAGTTAATGAGGTTTCCGTACCAGGATTTATTTTAGCTTCAGATAATATAACTGAAAATAAAAGATTAATGAGTAATTTGATTGGTTCACTAAATAATCTTGATGATTCTTATCCAGAAGTTTATGGATATGATGGTAATCAAATATTATTTAATTCAGATAGAATTATTATTAATTCAAAATTAAATGATATGTATTTATCATCAAACAGAGATATTCATATTGGTACAGGTAGAACTGTTACTATATCTACAAATAAGAATTTAATAATAGAATCAGAAAAAACTTATTTGGGAGATCCAAACAAAAAAGATAATGAAAATAAAATGGAACATGCTGTATTAGGTGATAAATTATTAGAAGTATTACAAGATTTAGTTAACGCATTAGAAGATGCTAATGGATTAGTACAGGGAGTTCCTGTACCATTAACTGATAAAACTGGTGCACCAGGTTCTTTTGGTTTAAAAATTACACCAATAGGAGAAAAATTAACTTCAATTTTAAGTCAATATCATTATATTGAACCAAATAAGGGAAATAAATAATGGAGGTCACATGAAGAAAAAAACAAACATAAGAACAGTAATAAGAAAAATAGTTAGAGAAGAAGTTGCTGTGGCAATCAAGGAAGTCATAACTGAATTGAAACAACCAACACAACAAGTTTCTCAACCTAAACCAAAAAAGGAAAGTGTTGGAAAACAATCATTTTCAAATAATCCAGTTTTAAATGATGTATTAAATGAAACAGCTAACGATGATGGTTGGAAAACAATGGGTGGGGGAACCTACGATTCAGATAAGATGAATGATGTATTACAATCATCTTATGGTGATATGATGGGTGATAAACCAAATGGAAATTTAGCAGCTTCAATGGGAGTTAATCCAACTGATGCACCTGATTTTCTAACGAAAGATTATAGAAAAGTAATGAAAGCTATAGATAAGAAAAAAGGTGTTAATTAATGGGATTAAAAAACGATTTAATAAATACTAAAGTAGAAGCGCTAAAACTTCAAGGAGTTTTAGACGATAATATTGATATATCAAATGGTTCACCAATTGAGACGGAGGCAGAATTAACAAAAGAAGCAATTATTAATTTTTTAACACAATGTGAATTTAAAGTAACAAAGTTTAATGCACCAATTGTTTTAGAAGATATAAAAATACCTGATCAACCAGTAAATGTAGAATTAAGTACTCTTATGGGGGAATGGGGACCAGTATTAGATGCTATTAAAAAAATACCTGGTGCTATAGCTTTTGTTGAACCACTTGAAGATTTGATTAAAAAAACTATAGAACCCTTGTTAGAGGGTGGTTCAACATTACCTGCTTTAAATTTATCTAAAGATGATGGTGGACTTGAATCTACTGGATATGTCTATATAGGTGAAGATCCAGACAGTCAAGATGGGTTTGATGTTGAAGATGAAAATGGACAAAGAGAATTTACAACAGTTAAATTATTTAGAGAAGACATAGAGGAGTTCCTATAAAATGGCAATAAAAGACACAAGTAGAAAACCATATATTGAAGATAATGATACTAATATATTTATTGGATTAGATTTACCAATAAGAAAATCTGAAGGTAAAGATGGTTTCTTTGCATCTACATCAACAACAATAGAAGCTGTAAAAAATAATATAAAAAATTTATTAAGTACAGATCAAGGTGAAAGATTAATGCAACCAAAACTTGGAATTAATTTAAAAAGACATTTATTTGATCAAATAACTGATGAAACAATATTTACAATTCAGAATCAAATAGTTGATACATTTAAATTTTGGTTACCTTTTGTTATAATAAACGATATACAAATTAAAACAAGTGATAATGATAGAACTATTGATACAAATACATTATCGGTAAATATTATTTTTAGTATTAAACAAGATCCTGATACTTTAGATTCTGTTCAAGTTACTATAACTAATGCGGGTGAAATAACTGATACTAATAGCAATGTTAGTGGATATTAATGGAGATAAACTATGCCATATAATCAAAAAGATTTTAAAGAATCAAATGTAAATTATCTTAATAAAGATTTTGATAAACTTAAAGGTTCTTTAATAAGTTATGCAAAATCATATTTTCCTAATTCTTATAGAGATTTTAATGAAACATCTCCTGGAATGATGTTAATGGAAATGTCTGCCTACGTAGGTGATGTTATGTCTTTTTATATTGATCAACAATATAGAGAAATGTTATTACCACTTGCAGAAGAAAGAAGAAATCTTATTAATATGGCAAAAATGTTTGGTTATAAAGTAAAACCAATAGTTCCAGCACACGTTAATTTAACTTTCACTGCCGAAGTGAATGCACAATCAGCTGATGCATCAAAAGTTGATTATACTGATGGTGCAGTATGGGATAGTGGTATTCAAGTTTCATCGGTTGCAAACTCAGATTTAATTTTTGAAACTTTAGAACCAATTGATTTTACAATAACTGCATCAGCTGATACAAATGTTGTACGAACAACAAATGCTGATAGTGGATTAGCTACATCATACACATTATCAAGAACAGTAAAAGCAGTAAGTGCAGAAACAAAAACCAAAACTTTTACTATTAGTGCACCATCAAAATTTTTAAAATTAACAATACCAGATACAAATGTAGTTGATATAATATCTTGTATTGATTCAAATGGAAACAATTGGTATGAAGTTGATTATCTTGCACAAGACAAAGTACCAATATCAACTCATTATACGAGTGATGACAGAGATAGTGCATATTATGATCTTCAAGGGGAGGCAATTGTAAGTGACGTACCAGTTCCATATTCTTTACAATATATAGTAACTAGTAAAAGATTTACAAGAGAAACAAATGAAGATAATACAACATCATTAGTTTTTGGTAATGGTATTTTAAAGAACGGAACAACATTAGATGGTAATTTTTTAGATTTAGAACAACTTGGTATTGTTGTACCAGGACAAACAGGTGATTTAAATGAAGCTATTGATCCACTTTTGGGTAATGAATATTCATCTCTCGGTGAAACACCAATACAAACAACATTAACAGTTACTTATAGAGTTGGTGGTGGTATTAATGCTAATGCTGCAGTTGCTGATTTAACTGAATTTGATGCCACAACAATACCCTTAGTACAAAATTCAGGTGTTGACGCAACTCTTGATACAGTTACAAATAATTTACCAGCTATTGGTGGTAAGAACGGGGAAGATATTGAAGAAATAAGAGAAAAGACAAAAGCTTTCTTTACAACACAAAATAGGTGTGTTACAAAAGAAGATTATGAAGCTAGAACATTAAATGTCCCATCAAAGTACGGAAACATAGCTAAGGTATATGTGAGTAGAACAACTGAGGGTGATATAACGTCTACTGCAAACTTTATTGGTAAAGTACAGAGTGTCCAGAGTCAAATATCTGATTGGACAACATTTATTTCTACTTATTTAAATGCAGTAGCTGGTTCTGATGGAACCATTGATTCAACACAAATTACAACCATCCAAGGTTATTTAGATGATATAGATACACAAATTGGGACTATACCAACAGACCAACAAATACTTACTTCAGGTGCAGGTACAATAAAAATTTATATTTTATCTTATGATAGAAACAAAAACCTTGTTGGTAATCCTGCTGCAAATACACCGTCAGCTATTGGTAATGAAACTGATTTTATACCAACAATATTAAAAAATAATATTGCTAGTTATATTGACAACTTTAGAATACTAACTGATTCCTTTCAAGTTATAGATGGATTTATAATTAACTTTGGTATTATTTTCGATGTAGTTGCTCACAAATATGCAAATAAAAAAGAAGTAAAATTATTATGTATTCAAAAAATAAAAGATTATTTTAAAATTCAAAAAATGCAATTTAGTCAACCAATTTATATAAGTCAATTAGAATATGACTTGATGAGTGTTGATGGAGTTAGAGCAGTAAATTATGTAACAATGACACAACACGATGATTGGAATGGGGAAGTTGATCTTTTACCAGACCCAACATTTACATATTCAGTAACGGGTGATACCCAATTTGATGATGGTGCGGACATAACTGATTCAGGAGGAACACCAGGATATGGTTGGAATTATGATTTTGAAGCTGCTTATGAAAACGGAGTAATATTACCACCACATCCAGATACTCCAGGTGTATTTGAATTAAAAAATCCAAACACAAACATAAGGGGGGTAGTTAGATAATGCATCATTTTATTTTTCCAACAAAAGACACATGGATTTCAAGTGGTTCTTCTACTATAACAGGTGAATCATTTAGGGATCAAAATTTTGGTAGAGATCAAATTCTCGAAGTTAAGAAATTTTTCTATAACAATTCTTTTGATCATCAAACAAGGGCATTAATAAATTTTGAAGGAACTGACTTTACAAATATGTCACAATCAATAGTTAAGGGTGATATTGACACTCCAAAATTTTACTTAAGATTATATGAAACTGAAGGTAATTCTGAATTATCTGAAGAGTATAAGTTAGCATTTCAACCAATCTCTCAATCTTGGGTTGAGGGTACTGGTAAGTTTGGTGATAACCCAAAAAATACAAATGGAGCAAGCTGGGAAAACAGAAGTAATCCAATTGGTATTGCTGCAACTACTTGGAGTAATGCTGCAGGAACATCTAATTATGGTGTATCTGTAAATAACTTAAGTTCATCAGTTCAATCTTTTTCAAATGAATCATCCGATGTAAATGTTGAAATTACAGATATGGTAAAGGGGTGGTTGAGTGGTTCTATTAATAACTATGGAATATTAGTAAGTTTTAGTGGTAGTCAAGAAACTGATTCTAATACATTTGGTCATCTTAAATTTTTCTCAAGAAATACTCATACAATTTATTCACCAAAGTTAGAAGTTCGATGGGAAGATTCCACATTTAGTACAGGTTCTCTTAATGAATTAACAATGAGTGGTATTGTAGATAATTATCTTTATATGAGAGGTTTAAGAGAAAGTTATAGAGAAAATGAAAGAGTTAAATTTAGAGTAGGTGCAAGAAAACGCTATATACAAAAATCATTTTCAACATCAGTTCAGACAGTTACGGGTTCATTCATTACACAGGGTAGTGGTTCGTATGCAATCAAAGATGTTGCAACTGATGAGTTTATTGTTCCATTCAGTGCTTATACTTCAATGAGTTGTGATACAGAAAGTCCATATTTCATACAATGGTTAGATGGATTTTATCCAGATAGAACTTATAAGATATTATTAAAACTAAAATATGATGATACACAAGAACAAATATTTGATGACGACTTTGAGTTTGTTGTTAAGAGGAGTTAGTTATGCCAACCTTAGAACAAGTTTTAGATGCCATAGCAGAAAAGTTAATAACATATGATTTAGTAGATCAATCAATAGTTTTAGCAAATCAGAAAACCATAAGAAATGGTATTATAACACTTGGTAGAACTAATGCAGATAAATTAATTTTGTTTGAAAAGGATATCAAGGCAAATAAAGAAGATTTAGAATTAACAAGTTCAGACGGCGCATCAAGTGGTTTAACATTAAACGATATTATACAACATCTTAGTGATAGTTGGTATATAGATGTAACTGGAGCTCTTGAATCAATAACAATTGACATTGTTGATAATGCACCCGCAGATGGTGGTGGTGTTTGGCCAATAACTGATTTATTAATTGATGCATCAAATCCTAACAATCCATTAAACGTAAGTCAGTTTATAAATATAAAACAAGTAGAAACAGTAGTTGACTTAGGTCAAGCAGAAGAGTATTTAGATACAACAATATTTGAATTATTACCTGGTGTACAAACTCGTCAAGAAAGAATAGATAATTTCTTTATAGAATGGACAGAGTTAAAGGGTATTTTACCTGATTTTGATATGGATGGAACAGACGGTGGTACATATGTACATGAAACCTTTGATCCTCAGGTACATAGTGATTTAAACGATATATCACCTGATAATCCAGATGGTAATATTGTTAGATTAATCGATGATACTAATGAAGATAATCCTACCTCTAATACTTTACAATCATTAAGAGCTCAATTAGATACATATTTACTTGATATCGATGAAGAATTAGATGGTCTAGAAGACCAACGACCAACTTATCAAAACAAATCAGATGGTTATTTAAAGTTCAGAAACTTAAATCAAGGTATAATCATAAGAAATACAGATAGTCAATATGTAGAAGGTTTAAATCCAGAAACACAAGAGTATCTTACTACAGGTTTTACTATTACAATGTGGGTTAGATTTCTTGATAAAGTAAGTCAAGGAACTCTTTTTAATTTTGGTAATCCTACAAGAGAATCAAATCCACTTGGATTTAAATTAGAAACACTTGTTAGTGATAGTGAAAAAAGATATGTTCGTCTTTTAGTTTGGGATGGTTCTCGTTACTACGATTCACATACTGGTATAAGTAGTATAGATAAAGTTTCTACAACTGATTTATCAAGTCTTAATACTATAGACATTACTCAATATACAGAAATTCCAACAGATTTTTCAGAATGGTATTTTATATGTGCTAATTATGATTATAATATAGATGAGGGGGCCTCAACTCTTACCGTTCAAGACCCAGATTTTTGGTTAAATCATATTGGTGGTACAGATGGTACTGGTGGTTATACATCTAATTCTGGATATGGTAATCGTGCAAAAGTTGAATTTATTTCACGGAGTGATTTATTAAGAGCTCGTGGATATCAATCTTAGGAGGAGTTATTAATGTCATTTCATGAAGATGGATTTGATTTTACTGATTGGACAATGCCAGATTGGACTACTGGTGTACCATCCGGTTGGAGTCCAGAAGATTTAGCACGCCTTGAGATTGCCAATAAAATTTGTTATCAGTTACAAAAAAGATATCAAAAATATGAACATTTTTATCAGGGGACTGATGTTTCGAACACATGTGGTGACCCACCTTTGGGTCCTACTTGGGGTTGGGTACAATATGGAGTTGGAGCGGATGATCCCTATTATTCCATGCATGCTTGTCATTTTGTAAATGCTCAACCACAATGTCCAAATATATGTGGTGGATATAATTGGATGGCACCTGGTGCATTAGAATTATTACAAGGGGAAACATGTTTAAACCCTGATGCTGCAATCTATGATGAAATTCAAAATACACTTGTAACAAATGCTTGTGGAATAGAAGTAACAAATGATCACCCACACCCTATACCTGCAGGTTGTCCGGCCTTTCCTGGATTATATGGATCATCGGTTACAACTAC